CGCCTTCATCTGCCGGCAGCGCTTCGCATGGATCAAGCGCGAGTCGAAGGAGTGGGACGTTGTCTCTGGCCTCGATGCTGGCGGCCACAGCCACGAGATCTACGGACTCAAGGAGCCCTACGAGCGCGACGAGCGCTACCTGAAGGTCTACGCCTTCTGGAACTCCGTCATTCCCCGCCACGAACGGGCGTGGATGAAGGAACTCTGCTTCATCCCCTACGAGCGGATCTACGCGCTGGACGAGATCGGCGACGCGTACCACCCGGGCCCGCACCTGCTCGTTGACTTCCTGCCGGACGGCCAGCCGTTCGAACCGTTCGCCTGGTACACGCTCGACCCGGACGATCGGTACTCCGAGCACATCGGGGCCAATAAGGAACTGCGGCGACATCTATTCCCAGATCCCATTCCAGACCCGCCTGCCGAGGAGAAGCCGACTGCCTAAACGGCGCCCCAACGTTCGCCGCGGATTGCAAGGCGAACTGCGCTCGTCTCCTTGCGCCACCGATCGCCACGACGTTCACTGGGGTAGGTAACACCCCTCCACCTGGCCACCGTCATCTCCGAGTCCGAGTTCGCCGCAAGGCTCCGCCGTCTCCTCCCACCGATCGGATCGAGGTACTACCGATCGGTAACTGGCCCCGGGAGGAGCGGCGCGATCGCCTCCGCGTACGCGAGCCACATCCTCGGCATCCCGTGGATCCCCGCCGGAGCGAAGGTGCCCGCGAAGCTCTTGCCCGTCCTCGTCATCGACACGGCGGCCGAGACCGGACAGACCCTCCGGAAGGCCGCCCGTCGCACTGGTGCCCCGGACCAGGCCGTGTCGACGCTCGCGGTCTACGTGGAACCCCCACGCGTGCGCTTCTGGTACGAGGAGCCGTTCGTGCGCCCGTACCTGGCCATCAAGCGCGAGACGGTCGCCCGAACCGCCAAGATGCCGGCGAATGATCCTTCGCTCCTCGACCATGACTCGCAGGACGAGATCAACCCGGAGCTGTGTTGATGCGGTCACCAGCGATCCGGACACTTGAGGATCGATGACGACCCGCAGTATGGAGACACGGACGTTTGCAGTGACGACTGCAGCTGCCTCCGCTTCCGTCCTTGCCCAACGCGCTCCCTACTGCGGCGCCTCGCAGACCTCATCCGCCACTCATGACCACCACCCTCGGCCAGACCATCCGGAAGCACCGCGAAGCCCTCGGCCTCTCGCTCCGCGTCTTCGGCCAGAAGGCCGGCGTCCACGCGCCCTACATGAGCAACATCGAGCGCGGCACGAAGACCCCGCACGATGCCCTGCTCCTCCGCATCGCTGCAGCCCTCGGTGTGAAGGGAGATGAGCTGCTTCACCTCAGCCCCTACGTGCCCGTCCCAGCCCTCCGCGCGCGCTGCAAGGAGGATCCAGAGCTGGCCTACGCAATACGCGTCATCCTGCGCTGGAAGATCAGCGGGGAGGACCTTCTGGCCCTCCCCAAGATCCACGGTCACCTGACGCGAAAGGTCACCGCGGCAGGATCCTAGTTACGCACCTGACACGGTGCAAAACTTGTTCATAAGCTGCCAGGAGGTTCGGATTCAACGGACGGCCACCGTCACATGGAAGGTGCCCGTCATATCGGCGTCTCGACTACCCACGAAGCTCTCCACGAACAGGACGAGTCGTCCGGATGAAGGAGACTTGCCGCGGAAGTTTGATCCAACGCGGAAGCTCTGAATGAGGTTTTTCATCCCTCCCGGAGGCTGAATGACCGCTCGGACCGCGCCCATGGCGGTGTTGAACCGCTTCGTACCATCTGGCGGGTAGCACGGGCCCTTGTCAGACGCCTTGCGCTTCACGTAGCAGACCTCCCCCGTTGCCGTGATGTGCAGCGTGGCTCCGGCGGGCACGTCGATGCCGGTGTCTAGCTCACGGGTCGGGCGGACCTTGAATGCCTTCGCCCCCGGCTCCATCGTCGGAGTAGGGATCGCGGCCTGGACGGTGGGTACGGCGGTCGCTGGAACAGCCGTTGGGACCACCGGCGCCACTTCGGTCGGGACGGGAATCGCGACGGTAGGAAGCGGATCGACCACCGCAGCGTCAGTCACTGGCGCCGCTGCCGTGGGCTCCGCGGCAGGTGTCGACGGCGTCGGTGCGAGGTCAGCGAGGTTGGCGACCGGCTTCACCTCGATCTTCGACGGGGTCCACCCGGGTCGCCCCTTCTCCTCGTAGTGGATCAGCCCGCCCGCGATCGGGAGGAACCAGATGTAGTCGCGCCGTCCGGGCTCAATCAGCCTGAGGTTCGTTGCGTCCGCGCCGGCCTCCAAGAAAGGCCGATCGCCGTTCGTGCCGTGGAGCACCCAGCCGTCCGCCTGATGCTCGAAAGTCCCGAGCGACGATGTGAACGCAGCAGGCAGCGGGACGGGCGTGGCCACCGGCGCGGCGGGTGCTGGCTTCTGGGCGACGGGCGCCGCTGGTGCAGGAGGTGCCGGCTGGCGGGAGCGGTAGAACCCGTACACAACAACGGCCACGGCGATCAGGACGAGCGCGTAGAACGGGTTGACCTGCATCGAGGCCGTCTTCTCGGCGACGGTCGTCGGCGCGCCGGTCCCCTTCGGCGTGCGGTCCCGCGCGATCTGGTCACCGAGCGTGCGCCACCTGACGATGGCGCTCTCCTTTGCGTCAGATGTGAATCCGCAGTGGTCGAGGATTGCCCGCTCCAGGCCATCGAGTTCCCGGAGCCACGCGTCCAGCTGACGGGACGCCTGGGGCGTTCCAGACGGGCGCAGCCTCGATTCGGCTCTCCGTCTGATCTCGTCCTGCCGCGCCCTCAGCCGTTCGATCTCGGCATCGTTCGCGCCGCTGGTCTGGATGAGCCGCATCGTCGTGATTTCCGCCTCGATCCGCTCGACCTCGTCCTGGGTGTCCTTGTAGCCCGGCTCACTCCCGCGGATCACCTCCTTGCGGCGTCCCGCCGCTGAGATGGCGGCGTAGTAGAGAGGCATCACGGCCTCGGCGAACTCCTCGTACCCGTCTCTCGCCCCATAGTCGACTGCCTCGGCGGCGGACGACGTCTGATGCCGGAGGAGGCTGAGTGCCACCTCGTCCTGTTCGGCGAGCAGCTTCGCTCCCGGATCGGGGTTCGCGCGATTCACCGAGATCTTCTTTTGGAGTGCGATCTGCTGCTGGACGACGCTCCCGAGCTCCGTGCGAAGTCGCTGCGCGATCTCTTGCTGGATCCTGTCACGGGCTTCCCCGAAGGCGAGGACCTGCTCCCTCACGATGTTCGTGAGGTCCGTTCCCGACGAGAGCGCATCGAACACGCCGCTCTTCTTGAGGAGGAGCGCGATCGCGAGAATCACGCCGCCGACGAGGAACCAGCCGAGGAGTTGGAGGTCCCTCCCCATGATCAGCTGCACGCCCCAGGCGGCGATGATGATCAGGAAGAAGGCGGCGCAACCGATCTGCAGGATGCCGCCGGTGACGTTCGCGGCGACGTCGACAGCCTTCCCGACCTCCTCCTTCGTCGTGACGTTCCGCCGCCTGGCCTGCGCCGCCTTCTCCAGGCTTTTCGCCCGGAGGGCAGACGAGATCGCGTCAAGGCTGCTCGGCCGCTCCAGGCCCGCCGCGAGCCGGAAGAGCTTCTCAGCGTCGACGCAGGGTTTCCCGTTGAGGAGGAGGTGCTTCGTCGCGACGCTCCGCCCAAGCCCGTAGACAGGGTTCGCCTTGTTGGCTTCCGCAGTGGCCATGTTCGCTCCTTCGGACGCCCGGCGCGGGAGCCACACGCTCCGCTACACGGTGGAGCACCAGCAGGGATCCGATGCTCGTTCGTGCCGGGGTTCCCCGGAGTGTAGCGCCTCGACGGTCTCGCGCGTCTCCCTGAAGCTGAGGGCGAACCCCATGTCCTGATGCCGACCCGCCCCTCCCCGACGCTGACCGTCGGCGACGCCTCGTCCTACACCCGCGACCTCGGCCTGAAGTCGCTCTCGTTCTTCTCGAGCTACCACATGGAGCCTGTGGTCCCCGGGCCCGTGCCCGAGTTCCACCTGGGGATGGACGGGGTGTTCGAGGGGACCGGCTACGTCCTCGTCTACTGGCCACGCGGGGACAGCAAGTCGTCCAAGGCCACCACCATTTTCCCGACCTGGCGGAAGCTGAACGGCGAGCCCTTCATCGTCATCACCGGCGAGACCGACACGCAGGTCAAGAAGCTCTTCGAGGACACGAAGCGCCCGATCCTGAACGAGACCGGGGAGTACGCGAACCTCCACGAGGACTTCGGCCACGAGCTGCGCGTCGCGAGCCACAACGACCACGAGATCGTGTTCGTGGACGGGTCGGCCATCCGCGCGCTCTCCGCCGGCGCCTCGACCCGCGGCCTGAAGCACAACAACCAGCGCCCGACGCTGTTCGTGATCGACGACCTGGAGGAGCGGAAGGCCGTCCAGTCGAAGACGCAGCGCGACCACACGTGGGACTGGTTCACGCGCGACCTGCTCCCGATGAAGAACCCGAAGCGGCACCGCTTCGTCTGGGTCGGCACCCTCCTCCACGAGGACGCCTCGATGCAGCGGGCCGCGAAGCTCGGCTCGTTCCACGTCATCAAGCGCAAGGCGATCATCCGGGAGCAGCCCGAGCACCCGGAGCTCTGGGCGAAGTTCCACGCCATCTGGGACGAGGCGCTCCGCGGCGGCCTGAACGGCGAGGAGCAGGCCCTCGAGTTCTACGAGAAGAACCGCGCCGCGATGGACGCGGGCACCGAGGTCCTGTGGCCCGACCGCTACCCCTACGGGCACCTCGTCGCGGAGCGCCGGAAGATGGGGCCGACCGCCTTCGGCATGGAGTTCCAGCAGGAGGCCGTCTCGGCCGGAAACCGCATCGTCGACCCGGAGAGCATCATCGACTTCCGGATCGAGGAGACGCGGGACGGCGTCGTGCTCGTGGACCGGCTGGCGGACGGAGATGGGCTGCGGGTTCCCCTCTCCGAGTGCGTGCTCTGGATCGCGGTCGACCCCGCCATCTCGCAGAAGGACTCCGCCGACTACTTCGTCTGCCTCGCCCTGGCCGCCCACCCATCCGGCGCGCGCTTCGTCCTGGAGGTGGTGCGCGACCGGCTCACGATCCGATCGCAGGTGGAGACGATCCTGCAGGTCTACCAGGGATGGAAGGCGCGAGCCAACGCGGACAGCGTGATGGGAATCGGCATCGAGGACGTCGCGTACCAGGCGGCGCTGAAGCAGGTCCTCGACGACGCCGGCACGGCACAGGGGCTGACGCTCCCGACCGTCCCGCTCCACCCAGTGAAGGACAAGGTCCTCCGCCTGCAGCGCTGGGCGCCGGCCTTCGAGCGGAAGGAGGTCCGGATCCAGACGCACCTCCACCACGCCCTGGTCGAGGAGCTGACCGGCTTCTCCCGCGACGGGCTCACGCGCCCCGCCCACGACGACACCGTTGACGGCTTCACGTACGCGATGGAGCTGGCGGAGACCCCAGGCTCGAGCCCCATGCACTACGAGGGAATCCGCATCTGAAGCGTTGACCGCTGGGCCTCCAGACGTGACGCTCGGAGAGAACCACCATCCCCATGGCCGCAGACCCCACGCTGAAGCAGGTCCTCGCACAGCGCCACCCGCTCTACGACGAGTTCTCCGCTGACTGGCAGTTCTTCCTGGACTCCTACCTCGGCGGAACGAACTACACACGCGGCGGCAGCTACCTGTTCAGCCACGACCGAGAGGATCCGAAGCGCTTCGCCGCCCGCCTGAACAGGGCCGTCTTCAACAACTACACGCGGAAGGTCGTCGACATCTACAAGTCGTTCATCTATCGGCAGCCGATCCTGCGGACGAGCGACGACGAGAAGATCAACCTGTTCCTCTCCGACGCTGACCGCCAGGGGCACAGCTTCGACCGCGTCATGTCGGAGTCAGTCGCGAAGCTCGCCTTCACGATGGGCCACGTCGTGGTGCTCGTGGACCTGAACAAGCGCACGGAGGGTGACGCGCTCAGCCGCGCCGACGAGCAGGACAAGCAAATCAGCCCGTACATCTCGGTCTACGCGCCGACGAACGTTATGGACTGGTCGCTCAACGCCGACGGCTCCTACCGCTGGATTCGCCTGCAGGAGCCCGCCCCCGACACGTCGAACCCCTACACCGTCCGCGGCAAGGCCGGGCCGCGCTACCGCATCTGGACGGAGAGCGACTGGCGGCTCTACGACGAGGATGGCGTGCAGGTCGACGGCGGCCCGAACACCATCGGCCGCGTCCCTGCGGAGCGCATCGCCCCGCTCGACCATCCGGTGAAGAGCGAGCTGGGCCTGTCCATCGTCTCGGACATCGCACCGCTCAACCGCTCGATCTACAACTACCGGTCGCTGCTCGACGAGTTCCTGTACCTGCAGTGCTTCAACGTCATGGCGATCCCCATCCCCGGCGATCCGAAGGCCGTGGACACGGTGAAGAAGCTCGTCTCCACGCTCGGTACGAGCACCGGCGTCTTCTTCGACCCGACGAAGGGCGGCGCGCCGTCGTACCTCAGCCCGCCCATGCCGCCGGCGGACTTCCTGCTGCGCATGATCGAGTCGTCTGCGAAGGAGATCATCGACCTGGCGAAGCTGCAGGATCGCTCGGCGTCTGCGAAGGGCGAGAGCGGCATGGCCCGCGCCTACGAGTTCATCGAGGCCGAGGCCGTCTTCTCCTCCATCGCCCGCAACCTGGAGGACGGCGAGCGCCGCATCCTGAATCTGGTGAACCTCTGGGGTGATGACTCGTCCACGATCGACACGGTCCCCGTCACGACCGAGTACCCGGACAGCTTCAGCGTGACCGACTTCAACCAGGAGATCGAGAACACCCTGAGTCTGCTCACGATGGACATCTCGGACACGTTCAACCAGAAGCTGAAGGAGCAGATCGTGAAGCAGGCCCTCCCGTCCCTGGAGGACGCGGATGAGGAGACGATCTTCGCGGAGATCGCGGCGAAGGTCGGCCAGGGCGGCCTCCTCGTGAAGGAGATCCAGACCCACCTCAAGGACGCCGAGGCGACACGGTGAACGTGAACGCGACACCGCCCGCCGCGGCCCCCATGACCACCCCTCCGAATGCCGCTCCGACCCCGCAGCCGTGACTACCGGCTCCGCACGCTCGCGACCTACGTCGAGCAGGAAGCCGCTGCGGATGACGCCGTGCGCGCGACGCAGGACGGGCTGATCGCCGAGCTGACCACCAAGCCCATCACGACCCGTTCACTCGCGGGCTTGCTCGAGAAGTTGGACGCGCTGCTCGACCAGCAGGAGGCCGAGATCCTGGCCGCGGTCGAGACCGCCCTGACCCGGAGCGCGAAGGCCACGGCTGACCATGCCACGCCGTGAGGACGAGCCGCGTCATCGCGGACCTCGTCGGGAAGGCCATGCGCACCCGGTACGCCGGTGCGACGATCGCCGAGCGCGTGAAGCTCATCACCGGCCGGCAGAAGGAGCAGATGCGGGCCATCCTCGTGCGCGGCCTCCGGAAGGGCGCGGACCAAGAGGCGATGGTTCGCCAGGTCCTGCGCTTCTACAAAGGCGTGGACGGCTACGGTGGACCGGCCGCGATGGCTCGCCGCCTGGTGGTGTCCGAGACGACGCGCTTCAACGGCCGCGTCGCAGAGGAGATCGGCGCGCAGGTGTACGAGGACACCGGACGCATCCCGATCTACACGTACCAGACGCAGCAAGACGAGCTCGTGCGGGATGAGCACGCCGCGGCTCAAGACGAGGAGTTCACGGACGACGACCTGGCCGAGGAGCTGGAGATGCGGCCCGTCTCGGAGGCGCAGGACCTCCTCTCCGAAGTGAACTGCCGGTGCTGGCTCGACATCTCGTACCTGTCACCAAGCGAGGAGATGGCGGCACGGAACGGAGACAGCGCGCCGAAGGGTGAGAAGGTCGAGCGCGCTGCCAGCCCTCGGGAGAGCACGGCGAGGGCTGCGGACTTCGACAACGCCACCGACCGCAAGGCAGCCCTCGCCGGGATCATCGAGAAGGCGCTGAACGGCGGCGCTGGTGGGCAGGACATTGCCGCCCTGGCCACGAAGTTCTACGGCCCGCAGTGACCGCTTGATCCGCGCGCCCCGACTCGCCACGATCCCATCACACCCCCCATCCAATGTCCGACCCCACTAAGATCACAGCCCTTGTCTCCCTCGGTGACACCCTCTCCCAGGTCGAGGCGATCGCCGTTCGACAGGTCTCCCGGCAGCAACGGTCGGCCCTGAAGCAGCAGGAGGTCCTTCGGAGCTTCATTCGCTCGATGTTCCAGGACGTTTACCAGCGCACCGCCGCCAAGCTGGGAGGGAGCCGCGGTGGCACCCAGGAGCTACTCCTGGCCGTCCAAGACGCGGTCGCGGCGCGCGGCCCGAAGGAGATCGTCGCCGCGAAGGGATGACGAAGCTCGTCGCCCTGCGCCTCATCGAGCACTTGCGCTGGGCGCTCCTTCTGAGCACGGCACACATCGACGTCTACTTCCTCGACTGCGCCGACGACGACAGCCACGCGATGATGGCGGTCATCGGTGCGAACGAGTGGATGTCCCGCTCCTCCTTCGAGCTGATGATCTACAAGCGCGCGATGGCGCTCAGCGACCACGACTTCTACCGGAGCCTCCTGCATGAGTTCGCCCACATCCTCACGATGCCGGACTTCAAGACGATCCCCCCCGCGATGGAGGCGCACCTGCGACCGACCGAACGCGACGCGCTCGACAATTCGCTGAAGCACGCGAGCGAGGTCGTGGCCGAGACGCTCGCCGCGGTCTTCGCGGCCCTGCACCCGCTCCCGCGGGAGCTGTTGACGGAAAAGCAGCCACGTTTGAAGGTACGCACGACGACAGGTCGGCGACGTCGGGACCGTTGACACACCGGACGGCTGGGAAGACCAGCCGAGTACACCGACACCGACACACAACTGACTCGCAGCGGCAGGTACCTCGCTGCGCGCCGACGGGCGTAAAACGGCCACTCACACACCCCAACTATGACGACCCCCAACACGGAGAACCACTCCGGCGCGGCTCCCCAGACGGACCCGCAGACACCCCCTGTGGTGGAAGACAAGGACAAGCAGGCTCCCGACGGGGAGAAAAAGACGGAAGCGGAGATCGCGGCTGATGCTGAACAGAAGCGGATTGATGCCATCGTGCAGGAGCGCGTCGCCCGCGAACAGAAGAAGCAGGCCGAACTCCAGAAGCAGAACGACGAGCTGGCCGCCTTCAAGCGACAGGCGGAAGAGGAGAAGGCCAAGCTCCAGGCCGAGAAAGAGGAACGCGAGAAGGCTCGACTCCTCGAGAAGGGCGAGTTCGAGAAGGTGATCGACATCGAGCGGAAGCAGCACATCGACACTGTGCAGAAGCTCAAGGACGAGATCGCCGCCGAGAAGCGCAAGAACGAGGAGTTCCAGCTCAAGGATCGCTCACGCACCATCGACGAGAAGCTCCGCGAAGCCTCGATCGACGCGAAGAACGCCCAGCACCTGGCCCTGCTCCTCAAGGCCGACCACACGTTCACCGTCGACGACAACGGTCACCTCGTCATCGACGGAGACCCCACCCGCAGCCTGAAGGACCTCGTGTCGTCCTTCCTGGCGAACAACCCAGAGCTCGCGAAGGGCAAGTACGAGGGCAAGACGGGCTCCGGCTCGCAGACCCCACCCCCCGCAGGCTCCCAGACCTTCACCGCAGCCCAGATCAAGGACCCGGCCTTCTACAAGGCCAATCAGGCCGCGATCGACCTCGCCGCGAAGGAGGGACGCATTACGCAGTAACCGAGCGCTGAACGAGAGCGGGTGACCCCAATACCGACACACACCCCCAACCTACCGTGGCCAACACCACTTCCCTGACGACCGTTGCCAACTGGGTCGCGCAGACCTGGACCCAGAAGGCCCTGATCGCGCTCCAGAACAACCTCGTCCTCCCCGCCCTCGTGAACCGTGGCTGGGACCCCGTGCCCCGCAACAAGGGCGACACCATCAACATCCTCTCGCCGCTCTCAGTGACGGCGAACGCGAAGGCCGTGCAGACGGAGATCACCCTCCAGACGCCCACCTTCTCGAAGGTCCAGCTGGTGCTGAACAAGCACTACGAATCCTCCATCGCCGTGGAGGACGCCGCGAAGAGCCTGATGAACGACCCGACGATGCAGTCGTTCACCGACGCTGCGGTGAAGTCGATCGCCACGCAGATCGACGCTGACCTGATCGCCGAGGCGGCCAACTTCACCGGCACGGTGGAGGGCACGCAGGGCGTCGCCATCACCCCGGCGAACCTGCGCGCAGCCGACAAGAAGCTGAACGACGCCAAGGCTCCCCTGCAGAACCGCGCCCTCGTGGTCGGCTCGCAGTCGAAGAGCGACCTCCTGGGCCAGGCCATGTTCGTCCAGGCGGCCTCGATCGGGAACGGCAACGCCATCCAGACCGCGAAGCTCACCAGCCTGTTCGGCTTCGACGTCTACCTGGACCAGGGCATCAGCCGCTCGGGCGGTGGCGACAAGAACATCGCCTTCGTCGGCGACGCGCTGGCCATCGGCATGGCCGAGATGTACAGCCCGTCCTCGGAGTTCAGCGGCGTGATCAGTGCCGTGGCC